AAGAAATTGAAAAACTAGATTCATATATTAAACATCAGAGAGATTTTGATTTTACTTATGCTGGTTTACGTCAGATCGTAGATAAATATTTAGTACAAGATAGATCAAATGGTCAAATATTTGAAACACCTCAGTTTATGTATATGATGATAGCTGCAACTATGTTTTATAATTATCCTAAAGATGTAAGGTTATCCTATGTTAAACGCTATTATGATGCTATTTCAACTTTTAAAATTAATATTCCTACTCCCGTTATGGCTGGTGTTCGCACTCCTATTCGCCAGTTTGCTAGTTGTGTTCTTGTCGACGCTGATGATACTATTAATAGTATATTCAGCTCTGACATGGCTATCGGATATTATACTTCACAGCGAGCAGGTATTGGTATCAACGCAGGAAGAATTAGGGCAATCAATTCTAAAATCAGGGGAGGAGAAGTCCAGCACACAGGAGTTATCCCCTTTCTTAAGAAGTTTGAGGCTACTGTGCGCTGTTGTACACAAAATGGTGTTCGTGGAGGTTCCGCAACTGTTCACTTTCCTATTTGGCATAAGGAAATAGAAGATATTCTTGTTCTAAAGAATAATAAAGGAACAGAAGATAATCGTGTTCGTAAACTAGATTATAGCATACAAATTTCTAAACTATTCTATGAGCGTTTTATAGAAGATAAAAGTATATCACTATTTAGTCCAAATGACGTTCCAGGTTTATATGAAGCTTTTGGAACTCCTAAGTTTGATGATCTTTATAAAAAGTATGAGCGCGCCCATTCTATTCCTAAAACTAAAGTTAAAGCTCAAGAAATTTTTATGTCTCTTTTAAAAGAGCGTGCCGAGACTGGTCGTATTTATATTATGAATATTGATCATTGTAATGAACACTCATCTTTCTTAGATAAGATTTATATGAGTAACCTTTGTCAGGAGATTACACTCCCAACAAAGCCAGTTCAACATATTGATGATGAAAATGGTGAGATTGCACTTTGTATTCTTAGTGCTATCAATTTAGGTAAGATTAAAGACTTAGATGATTTAGATGAACTTTCTGATATTGCAGTACGTGCACTAGATGAACTTATTGACTTTCAGGGTTATCCAGTTCGTGCAGCTGAAAAATCTACAAAAGCTCGTAGATCACTAGGAGTTGGGTATATTGGAGTAGCTCATTATCTTGCTAAGAATAAAGTAAAATATGATGATCCACGCGCTTGGCAACTTATGCACGATACTACTGAAGCTCTCCAATACTACTTAATTAAGGCTTCCGTAAATCTAGCCAAGGAAAAAGGTGCTTGTGATTACTTTAATCGTACTAAATATTCTCAAGGAGTTTTACCCATTGATACATATAAGAAAGAAGTTGACTCTATCCTACTTGATACTACTTTAAAGTATGATTGGGAATCTCTCAGAAACGAGATCTATACTCATGGAATGAGACACTCTACTCTTACAGCTCAGATGCCTTCTGAATCAAGTTCTGTAGTGTCAAATGCTACTAACGGTATTGAACCTCCTAGAGGATTTCTATCTATTAAAAAATCTAAAAAAGGTCCGCTAAAGCAAATTGTACCTGGATTCTATCACTTTAGAAACTACTACTCCCTTCTTTGGGATATGAAGTCTAATGAAGGTTATATTAATATAGTAGCTGTAATGCAGAAGTTTTTTGACCAAGCTATTTCAGGTAATTGGAGTTACAATCCAGAAAACTATAGTAATAACGAAGTACCTCTCTCTGTTATGGCTAAAGATTTATTAACTACTTATAAGCTAGGATGGAAAACATCATATTATCAAAATACCTATGATGCTAAGAAGGATGATGATGAGATTGTTATTTCAGAGCTTCAGAAGATAGAAGACGGTGGAGACCCAGATGAGGCGTGTGAAAGTTGTACTATATAATGAATAAGAAAATAATATTTTTTAACGGACCCCCAAAAGTAGGTAAAGATACATTAGTAAATGGGTTACTTAGTAAGTTTCCTACTGCTCAGAATATAAAGTTTTCTACTCCTTTGAAATCAGCTCTTCCTATATTTTTTGGTTTAACTCAGAGTCAGGTTGATAAGTTAGAAGAAGATAAGGACACTCCTAGAAACTATTTTTTAGGTAAATCTTGGAGAACCGTACAAATATCTCTATCAGAAGACTGGGCTAAACCTGTATTCGGAGAAAGAGTTTTTGGAAATATAACAAAAAATATTATAGATCATAATGATGATGCTAATATATTCTTAATTAGTGATAGTGGATTTCAAGAAGAAGCTAGTGCATTAATTGAACATTTTGGAAAAAAGAATTGTTTATTAATAAGACTTAAAAGAGAAAGTACTAATTTTGATAACGACTCTAGGTCTTATTGGGAAAATATATTTGATATTAAAGAAATAACCTTGTATAATGATAAGAGTATAGAAGCTGGAATAGATAAAGCTCAAGAAATAATTATACGTTGGATAGAGAGAAAATTTTAATGACCGTATTTAATAGAAATAAAGTAGATTATACTAAAGGATCAATGTTTTTTGGAGAAGAACTTAACTCCCAAAGATATGATAACTTTAAATACCCAATTTTTGATAAACTAACTCAAAGCCAGCTAGGTTATTTTTGGAGACCAGAAGAAGTATCTCTACAAAAAGATCGTAATGATTATAATGAGCTTCGCGAGGAGCAGAAATTTATTTTTACTTCTAATTTAAAATATCAAACACTACTTGACTCAGTACAAGGTAGGGGTCCGGCTCTAGCTTTTGTTCCTTTTTGTACTCTTCCAGAACTAGAATCTTGTATGATTACTTGGGATTTTTTTGAAACTATTCATTCTAGATCATATACTTATATGATTAAAAATTTATATGCTAATCCATCTGAAATATTTGACACTATTTTAGACGATCCAATGATTATTGAGCGCGCTGAAAGCGTTACAGGAACCTATGATGACTTTATTGACTATGCACATCGCTATAAGATGGGGTTAGTTACAGATACTAGAGAACTTAAAAAGAAGCTTTGGTTAGCACTTATTAACGTAAATATATTAGAAGGTATTAGATTCTATGTAAGCTTTGCTTGTACTTTTGCTTTTGGTGAATTAAAACTTATGGAAGGTTCAGCTAAGATTATTTCTCTTATTGCTAGAGATGAATCACAGCATCTTGCTATTACTCAAAATATAATTAAAAATTATCGGGCTGTTGAGCGTGATGAAGAGATGCGTCAAATTATAAAAGAGTGTGAGCCTCAAGTTTATAAAATGTATGAGGATGCTGTAGCTCAAGAAAAACGTTGGGCAAACTATTTATTCGAACGTGGTTCTATGGTAGGATTAAATGCTAAACTACTCGGAGATTATGTTGAGTGGATTGCAAATAAACGTATGAAAGCTATTGGATTAGATCCTATTTTTAATCAAAAATCTAATACAAACCCACTACCATGGACACAGCACTGGCTTAATTCTCGTGAGTTACAAAACGCCCCTCAAGAAACAGAGATTGAGTCTTATATTGTTGGTGGAATTAAACAAGATATTGGTAAAAATACTTTTGAAGGTTTTAAATTATGAATAATATAGTATGGTCTAAAGATAATTGCCCTTATTGTACTAAAGCAAAAATGTTATTAGATTCTAAAAATATACCTTATGAAGAAAGAAATATTTCTAATGACTGGACTAAAGAACAGCTTTTAGAAGTTGTTCCAAACGCAAAAACTATTCCACAAATATTTTTGTGGGGTAAATATGTAGGAGGATATGATTCTTTATTGCAGTATATAGAAGATCATAATATGTAAAATAATGGTGAATAAAAGTAAAATAAAAGGTTCTTCTTATGAAGCTAAGATTAGAGATATACTAACTAAAGAGTTAAAGTTAGAATTTAAACGTATGCCTCTAAGCGGTTCTCTTGAATATCTAAAAGGAGATTTATGGACTCCTCATGATACAGCTGCTTGGCCTTATTGTATTGAATGTAAACATTATGCAGAAGTTAATTGGAATGGTTTATTAACAGCAAAATCTTCTGATCTATTAAATTTTTGGAGACAAGCTATTAGAGAAGCAGAAGTAATGAAGAAAAAACCTCTAGTAATATACAGATGGGATAGATCAAAAGATTATGTATGTTGGAATGATGATATTAATGTAAAGTTACAAATTACTTATTCTGGTTTTGACTGTAATTTTAAAATGGGGCTACTCCAAGATTGGCTAGACGAGTATAAAAAACTTGCATAATGGATAAGATTATAATATAATAGATTATAACTTAAAACAGAAAGAATATAGAATGACTAAAACTTGGGATGACTTGGTTGATGTTGAGAATCAAAAAACACAACCTAAGTCACTATTACTTATTGACGGTAATAACCTAGCTTATAGGTGGTTACAGAGAAAAAATTACAATAGTTTTCAAGACGATTACTTGAGGACTATTGAGAGTTTAGCAAAAAGCTATAATGCAGAAAGAACTATTGTATGTTTTGATTTTGGTAAAAGCTATTACCGAATGGAACTTCTTGATACCTATAAAGGTAATAGAGTTAAACCACAAGAGGAAGAAGAACAAAAGCACTATGAAGAATTTTTTGTTTGTTTAAATGATATTCCAAATATGCTTCCTTATCAAACTCTAAAATTTAGAGGTTTAGAAGCTGATGATATTATTACTTTTTTGGTTGATAATATCTCAATTAACTATGAGCATACTTGGATAGTAACAAGTGATAGAGATATGTTTCAATTACTATCTGATAATGTGAGTATTTTTAATATATTTTCTAAAAAAGAAATTGATATAGGTTATTTTTTAGAAACTTATAGTTTAAAGCCTGAAGAGTATTTATTTTCTAGAATACTAGAAGGTGATAAAAGTGATAATATTCTAGGAGTAGAAGGTATAGGACCAAAAAGAGCGCAACAACTAGCCAAAGAATATAAAACATTAGATAATTTAATTAATTCTTTACCTATAAAAGGTAAATCTAAATATATTTGTAATCTAAATGCTAGTAAAGAAAAACTTCTAGTAAATGAAAAACTTATTTCTTTAAAAAAATATAATCAAAAAGTTATAGAAGCATCTAAAGATGGTAAAGAAGTGTGGGGGGTTTTGTGCGAGAGTATTCTAACCTAGTCATATTATTTGAGTTATCAGATTT